CCAATCGATCTTGGCTTCCGCCGCCCGGGCCAGCTCGCGCTCGCCCCAGCGAGTGTTCGTCTGGTAGTGGTAGCTCTGGCGCTGCGGGAAGTTGACGTTGGCGTTGCTCATGCCGTCCTGGCTGAAGTCTCCGTAGCTCGCCACCTCACCCGTGCGCTCTGCCATCAGGAACATGGCCGTGTCGGAAACCCAGGTACCTTTCTTGGTCTCCCCGTAGAGCTCTGCCGCCTTGGTCGGCCGCACCAGCACCTCGATGATCTTCGGGTCCACGTAGGTCGTGAAGAGCGACGGGATACCTGCGTTCGCCTGCGTCACGAGCTCCGGCTGCGCATCGTAGGCGCGGTCGGTTGCCATGAGCGCCATGCCGGTCAGCTCCTTGGCCAGGTCTCGCATGAAGTGGATGCCGTACCGACGGCCGAGGTCCGCGTGGTCGATTGCGATTCGCGTCATGGTTCGATCGTCCTAGTACGAGGTGATCTTGGCGAGCTGGCCGCCGACACCGGAGCCAGCGGCCGGCGGGCTGAAGATTCCCGCCACGCGGAAGCCAGTGGACTGCGCGGTGCCAGCGACGGTGATGGTCTCTGTTGCCGAGGAGGCGCCGAAGTTCTGCGCGGTCGGAGTGATCGTGTAGACGCCAGTGCCGCCGAGGCTGTCCTCGGTGGTGACAGGCACGCCCGCGCCGACCGTACCAGCGGCGGACAGCGTGTAACTGCCGACCCCGCCCGGAGTGCCGGAAACCTGCGCGCTGATCGTGGTACCGGCGGCGATACCGAGTCCGGCGATCGCCGGAAGCTTGGCGGCAACGCGAAGCAGGTCGGTGCCGGGAGTGACTGAAGTCACCACCAGCGTGGACAGTGAGCCGGTGATGATGGATGCCACGCCGGAGAACGGTGCGATCTGGCTGATGATGGCCGATCCTGCGATCACGTCCGTACCGCTGAACACATCGCCCACATTGAGCGAGCCATCGGCGATCGCGGTCACCAGCATCTGGTTGGAGGTCGTCTTGGCCGCGAAAGCAGCTCCGGCGCTCGCCGACACGGCAGACATGGTGTAGGTGCCGGCTTTGCCCGGAGTGCCGGTCAACTGGTTGAGAATCGTGGTGCCGGCCGTGATGTACGTGCCGGGGGTGCCGGTGTCGCTGACGACATCGCCAGGGAAGAGGTTGCCGTTGGTCACGGTCGTGACCGTCAGCACCGCGCTCGAGGCGGTGGTCGTTGCGCTCGAGATCGTCGAGCCGGACTGCGCAGTCGCAGTGCCGAGCGTCGGCGCGCTGGTCGACGCGCTATAAAGCGGCGTGCCGTCGTTGGGGTCCGCGAACACGTAGCCGCCGACAGTGGCGCCTCCCGGGAAGAGCGCCCAGAAGTCACCCGCGTTCAGCAGATTGACCATGAAGCCGGCCGGGATCAGGAGCGTTGCCTGGCCCAAGTACTCAACGATGAGCGCCTGCTCATTGCGGCCGCAGAAGCCCAACTGGTAGCCAGCGACGAATGACTGCGACACCTGACCGAGCGGTCCTACCCAAGCGAAGTTGCCGACGATGAGGCCGCCGGCGGGCGCGATGAGCGCGCCGGGACCTGCGAGAACGGAGGAGAACGGGTTGGTCGAGGCGAAGTCACCCTGAACGGCCGGGGCCTGATAGTCCTGGATGGTCGCCTGAAAGCCTGTACCGATCATGTGTGGTGTGTCCTATCGGAGTCGGTCGTAGCCGGGGATGGCCTTGGACATGGCGGCCGTGGCGCCACTGTCCAGAGCGAGTGTCGGATCGGCCGCCTTGCCACGGTCCTTGGCGAGCCGCAGCATCGCCGGCAGCGCCGCATCGGGAATGCCTTTGGTCTCGACCTGTAGCGCCTCGAGCGCTGCGCGGTAGACTTTCGGGGCGCTGTCGAATGTCACGATCCCGAGAATGGGCTCGGCCTCGCGCTTGGCCTCGTAGAGTGCATCGCGCGCCAGCCGGTCGGCCGTCACTGCGGCAGCAATGCGGCGGTCGACCTCGGCGGAGTCGACGGTGGGGGACTTGGAGGCGCCGCCATGAGCTGCCGTGGAAGGATCGGCGCCCTCGGTGTAATCCTCGTCCTCAGCCTCTCCCTCGCGTTCCTCGCGGTCCTCTTTGGACTCGTCCTCGGCCTCGCCCTTCATGGCGGCGTCGATCGTCTCGCCGTATCCCATGCCGGCGTCACTGGCGCCCGCGCGCGCTTCGTCACGAGCTTTCCGATCAGCGGCACGCTTGGCGTCGCGCGCGGTGCGATCCTTGCTCATCTTGTCGTCATGCGCCTTGCGGTCGGCAGCGCGCTTCTCGTCGCGGGCCTTACGGTCCTTGGCCTCTTTCTCGCGCATCTCGGCGCTGGCGTCGTTCGTGTGTTCGGGGTCGTCATCGCGCTCAGCATCGCGTGCGGCGCGGTCTTCCTCCATGCGAGCATCGGCGGCTTTGCGGTCCTTGGCGCGCCCGCGGTCGCGGGCCTTGCGGTCTTTCGCGCGCTTGCCGTCGCGAGCCTTGCGATCCTCCTCCATGCGGGCGTCATGCGCTTCGCGCTCGCCCTCGATTTCCTTGGCCTCGCCGGTGTTGCCCGGCATCCCGTCTGCCGCGAGAATCGCAGCCTTCAGTTCGTCAGGCTTTTTGTCGGCGGCGAGAAAGGGCGCGGCGACCTTGAGAACATCCGCAAGTTTCAGCATGACAGGTTCCTGATTGGCATTGCGCGGCAATCAGAAACCAAGTGACGGAACGTTGTCTAGAGCGGCGCGCTTCGTGAGTGGCGCATAACGGCGCATAGCGGCGCCAGACGGAAAGTTACCCTCTCTCCCTAATCCACTTCTCGACCTGCGAGACGTCCCACAACGATACGCGCCGCGCGAGCCTGATGGGACGCGGGAAACGCTCGGCTTGAACCCAATCGCGAATAGTGCGAGGACTGATCCCGCCGAGTAGCTGGCACAAGGCGGCGATACGAATCAGCCGCCGCGGTACTTCGACGATGACGTCCGGCATCGTTTTGTTATGCAGCGATGGATTGATCATTGACCATGACCTCTGGCGCAGTCCTTCCGATATCGACAATCGCAAGGTGGTTGGCGATGACAGGGCCAAGCATCAAACCGTCATACGGCTCGCCATCGATCACGCCTGATGTCATAACGGGATCGTAACGGTAGCCGGGGGAGAGTTCTTGCAAGCGGCCGGATTCGATCGCTCGAATTCCCTCGGCGTCCCACACGGTTAGGTCGGCCACCAAATAGGGCGCCTGCCACCGCACGTTGGACACGGCGCCGATGATCGTTTCCTTCTGCGGGTCGTCGGCCGTGGTGGCAACATGGCGCATCATCAGAGGGACGCGCTCGAAAGTCGGAGCGGCCTGCTCAAGCGCCGCAGCCTCGCGATACATGCGGTAGACGCGATTCGGCTCGAGTTTCAACTCCGGTTTGACCGCGTTGATCTCGCTGCCGAGATACGGGTTGACCGTCGCCATGCTGATCTTGCAGTCCTTTACCGTCATGCGGCCATCGATGTCCTTGGTCCGCATGGTTGACGCGCGGTCCATGGCGAGGCGAGGGCGAATCACGTCTATAGGCAGCATTCCACGATCGCTTGCGCCGCGATTCGCTCTATCGTCCAATTCCTTTTCGATAATCTTTTTGACCCTGACTGTATCCTCTCCGGTGTGTCGGCTTTCATTTATCTGATGCAGCGCACTTTTCAACATCTGTGCTGGGGCTTTTTCAGCGAGCTTCCCGATGTTCTCGTGAATATTGCCTTTTTCCTTGCTGAACCGCTCAAGTAGTTTTGACACAACGGATGGCATTGACGCCTGCTTCATGGTCACAGGCTCTTCAGTGCCTTTCTTGCCGCCGCTGCCGCCGCCAGAACCAAACTCGCCATTCTCGGCGCGCGGATGCTTCGATTCTTCGAATGAATCGAGTTGAAAGGTTCCGAATTCGTCTAGTGCCTCTGAGCAATCAATCTCGACTTCGCCGTCTCTTGCGGACAGCGCCTTCTTTGCCCGCTTCTGCGCCGCCAACTCCTTCTCGCCGGCCTCAATGGCTTCGGTGAGATCGACTTCCGGGTTGTCGTCCTCGCCGCTCTTGCGATACGCAATTGCCGCAGCCTGCTTTGCGGATCGTCCAGAACGCCGTAGCTCGGCGATGTTCTCGGATCTGACTTTGGCGCTAGAACCTGATTTCAGAGGCATTGACATATCCTCGGATAACTCGCAACTTCCACGTTCATGACCCCGAACCCTCCAATTGCCGTCCCGTCTCCGTCGGTCCCTCGCGCTCCTGCTCCTCAATTTCAGCGTTCTTCTCAGCCTGCTCGGCATACATCTGCGGTTCGGGTGCCTCACCTTCGAGGCCGTTATACCCGCTCGCTGGATCATCCTTGAGTTTGTCGCGCACCTCATCTGGGCTCACCACGTTATTTTGGACCAACTCCGCGTCTCGCTCTGTGTCAGCCTTGCGAATCTCCGCCATTTCCTTGCCGGTTGGCTCGAAGAGCGGCAACCATTCATAGGTGAGATCGGGCTCGACCTCGCCGTATAAGTCCATCTGCACGATCTCCAGCGCCCGCTTGAAGTGCGCGTCGAATCCAAGGCGCCGCAAGCCGTTTACATAATCGTACCAGGCGTGGAATTCACCTTCGCTCGAAGCGTTTAGCCCGGTCGGCGTGATGCCGAAAAACTTGATGAGCGGCAAGCGTCCGGGCGTGGCCATATGTTCCTGCGCTTGGGCTTGCAGCTTGTCGAGCGAGCCCAACGGGATATTCTGCGAGCCGAGCTCCTCGGTTCCCTTGTCAATCACCATCATGCCGCGATTGTCGCGGGCGGTGATGAAGGCTTGTATCCTCGCTTTGAACAAATCCGGATTCTGAAGTAACTTCTGCAGCTCCGTGCTCAGCGTCACGATCGAGAAGATGTTGATGAGATCGTTGACGTTTTTTGCCGTGCGCAACCATCGATTGACGTACGGCATCATGAGTTGCGTGATGCTGATTCCGGAGAAGTCGTAAGCCGGTTTCAGCAGGTCTGGCACCTCGCGGAAAATGAATGTCAGCAGCCGCGTGTGGTGCGTCTTACGCCCCAGCACGAACCAGGACTGCGGCCGGTAGAAGTCGGGCCGCTCCGGGTGCGTCGCATTCCAGGAGTACGGCGTCAGCCAGTAAGGCTCGATGGCGCTAAAGCCGATCAACTGGCCTTTACCCACTTCGGTCAACGGCAACTGGCGCTCAAGGTCGCCGTCCTGCTTTTTCACCGACACGTAAAGATGCGCTCGGCCGAATTGCTCGGTCTTCATCGCGCATTCGCGGAAGAGATCGCGAACTTTAAGCGCCTCGAGTCGGCTCTCGATGGCTTTGATCTTCTCGGTGAGATCCGTGTTACCTTTATTCCTGATGCGCAACCATGTGCGCGTCATCTCCGTACTCAACGACTCACTCGGAATGCGGTATTCGCTGATCTGCGCGAGTTCGGCGAGATAGGGAAAGCCTAAGAACGCGAGGCCAGGACCGAGTTGCGCTGCAGTACCGTATCCCCAAGCCGCCGGCTCAGAAAGCGCGGAATCGGTCGCGATGGTTTCCTCATAGCCGCCGTCCATCGCGAGCTTGAGCGCCGTACCGGTCGGCATCTTCGCGGGGCGAACTCCGGAGAGCACATCTGGAAGTCTGAGCGGCTTGCGTTCCGGCGCGGGATCGGATTGCTGGAAGATGCGTAGGAGTTGGTTCCAGTCGATTTCGGCGGGCGTGGACGGTACGGGCGGTGTCGGAGAACCAAAAATGCGACGCCACAGTTTCTTGACAATGTTCATTGAGACCTACGTCGTCGGTATGATCGAACGGCTCGAGCACCGACAGTTAATTTCAGTTCCTGGCCAA